GGGCGCACTCCCCCCCACACCTCCCCTCGACTCCGACTCCGAATCCGAATCCGAATCCGAATCCGAATAGGGTAACCGATGGTTACCGTCGGTAGCATCGGTAACATCGGTAGCATCGGTAACATCGGTAGCATCGGTAACCGGAGTGTCATCCGGATCCGGATCTGGCCACTTGCTGGTAACCGCGCAAAGCGGGAGCCCCTCAACTGGAGGGGCTCCCGCGCGTCCTATCAGTCGAGTATTGGACCCTGGGGGTGAGGCATCACCCTATCGATCTTGCTGCGGATCTGTCCGTTGTACTCGTCATCGACAAGATGGATGATGCAACGCCTCCCTACGGCTTGTTCTCTCGAGAATCGACCCTTCTGGCCCGGCTGGCCCAGGCCGAGTGCGGAAACAACCTGCCTGAAGGTCCACTTGGTGTTTGGAGCGAGCTTCGTGACCAACGGCCTCGGCTTAAAGCCGTCAGCCCGTTTGTCAATCACGAAGAACGTCCAGTCGTACTTAGGGCAACCGTCCGTTTTGGTGTACCCCTTTTCGACAGCCGCCAACACTGCTTCGTAGTCACCTGGAGGAATACGACCTCCAGTGTCGTCTGTAAAGTCGAACTCGATTACATCATTATCGACGTTGTAATCCTCTGGATCGTAAGCTGGCAACTCAAACCGCCTTTCTTCTCTCAGCCTCAGCTATTTCACTCTCGATGTAGAGGTCGAACAGCTTTTGAATGCCGATGTTACTCATCACGGTATCCAGTCGCTGACCAAAGACTAATCCCCTGGTCTTAGCCTTCACGAGATTGTGCTCACGAGTAATCATCTTGTACTCTAGACCATTCTCACCCTCTTTCGTGTAGAGATACCACACAGCATCCATGTACTGTGTCAGGTATTGGCGTGCCGCAAAGGTCAACGCCGGCACTATACCGATGACTTTACCGTCCTCACCCCCTTCTCTCTCCTCGCGTGTCAGCGCGGTTACGATGAAGTTTACTGGAAGGTCGCGGAAGAAACGCAGGATGCGCCCGATCTGCAGAGCGCTCGTGTTATAGTACTGCTTCTGGATCTCGTCCGGGTTCCCACGCGCTCGTGATGAGGCGATAGTTTCCAGGTTGATCCGTTGAAGCTCCGTGATACTGTCGAGGACAACAGTGCGGAAGCGCTGTACCTCGTCACTCTTTGACTGAAAGGCGCGTTGAACGTCTTCCAGTTGCTCCATCGAGCGAATATCCACTACGGAGATGTCTCCGCGGCCGGCAAGGGTCATCATGCCGCCCTCCACATTTAGCACCAGGACATCTCGCATTTCCGGGTGATCCTGGGCCTGGGCGGCGAAGTAGGTCTTTCCTGACCCCTGGTTTCCGTAGACCAACACGTTCATTCCATACTGAACGATCCGTGCTGGTGTAGCTGTGTAGATTAACATCAGTTAGGACCTTCTCTCAAGATAGTGAGTCTTTCGTACGAAGTCAACATCCCCACCGAACAGTTCGGCTTCACAAAGCCGACGATAGTCGCATCGGGCACAGTTGAATGAGGAGCGCGACCGGACGATGCGCTTACGCTTGTCGCAAATGTCCTTCACTGCAGGAAGGAAAATCATGTTCCAGATTGCCTCAATCTCCGCATTTGAACGGATTGTCTTTGAAAGTCTAAACCATTCGACACCCTCCAGTTTCGGAATCATCTCGTCTTTGTAGTCATCCGGATCCAGTCCTGCGCTGAGCAACTCCGTCTTGTAAGTCTCCCAGTCACTGCGAATCTGCGCGCGCGACATGGTACCGTTCTTGTTGAGCTTCGGCCGCTCCGGCAGGGATGGAAGGATCTGCAGCACCGCCGTGCCGCGAATATCCAAGCCTAGCTGCTTCGCGGCGTGCTGGTAGATCGGGAGCTGCAGCAAATCGGCGCCGTCCTCTACGGTGAATGTCCTGTGAGTCTTGTGCTCGAAGATCCACAGCGAGTCGTCCGTGTTGTCCGTAGCAATCCAGTCGATGACACCCTTGAAGCCGAGTGTTCCCTTAAGTTTTGTCACGAACTCATACTCGACAGCCGGCTTGCCGTTGACGTAGCACGGCCCCCAACGGCCACAGGAACTTCCAAGGGCAAGCCAGTCGGCAGCGCGCGCAGCCACTTTGCGGGCTACCTCATCGATCTCTACAAGGCACTCCTCCATTTCGCTAAAGAACAGATCGTCGTAACGATCCTGATTGGCCGAAAGCCAGGAAGTCTGGGTTAAGGGGAGGTTGAACACACGCCCCCGAATCTCCTCTGCAAGGTAGTAGTGAACAGCAGACCCAACTAGCAGCGATTCCCCTACGTCAATCGGCGTAAGTCCCTCATTGTAGCGGTAGTGCCAAGCCTGGCGGCACTTGTGGTAGGATTCTATCTCGGAGAATGAGACGGTTCGGTTCAATCGCATGCGTGCTCCTTATCTAGTAGATGCCGTTCGGATCAACGTAAATGGCAGCAACCAACACTACACCTCTTCAGTTCCCTCCAGGCACGAAACACTCTTATACCTCCCCCCACGAACATAACTCACAAGTCCATCATTCACCAATCTCTTTAGAGCTCTAGTGACTAAGCCAGAATCAAGTCCAGTCACTTTAGCTATTTCATTAATTGTGCGGGCCTTGTCGCTACTTAGTGCCGAAATTATGATGTCATCTGGCCTCACCTCATCGTCTCCGGGCACCGATGGAGATTCCTCTTTCACCTCCACGTTGTAACAGAACGGTGGACGGTCGCTTTTGATGTCGAAGGAAAGCAGGAGTCTCGGAATAGCCCCGGTCACTTTGTCTGCTCGTCGTTGGACGTAGACCTTCGGCTGCCCCGCCAGCTTGGCGAGGAGCCAGGAGAACTCCTGAGCAGCATTCAGGTGTTGATTGCCCCAAAGACGTTCACGTTCTAAATGAAGCTCTCCATCCTTGTTCTTGGTCGTGTGCGCCACGAAGATGATGGCGCAGCCGTGCTTGTCACGCAGCTTCTTCACCTCGACCATCCGTTCGGCAATCTGCTCCATGTACCGCTCCATAGGCCCCAGGCTGTAGAGTGGGTCCAGGAAGACGGCAACTGGTTTCAGACGATCCAGGTGAGAATCAAGCTGATCCAGGCACGTTTCGGAAGTTAGTTTGAACTCGCGGTTCGGGTGAATGTAGATTGGCAATTCCTCCAACGGAATGCTCAGGTCGCAGTAGAAGGTGTTCGGGTCACTGAAGTCATCCTCAATATTGAGCTTACCGTAGTGAGCCGCGAGGATGTGGCTGATGCGCAGGGCGATCTCCGGCAGAGCGTCCTCTTGCTGAAAGAGGAAGATCGGACCAGTACGGTTGACCGGATACTTGCCGAGGAACTTCGTGCCCGTGGCGATACTCACCGCCAGGTCAAAGGTCATCCAGGTCTTGTAAGACCCGGGATCCGCAACCACAAAGCCAACCCCTTGATCCTGGACCCACTGATCCACGAGCCACTTTACTTCCTGATCGGCGTAGCGTGACAGGAACTCCGTCAGGTGGATCAACTCCAGCTCGGACTTGGCTTCATTCTCCTTGCGTTTTTCCATCTGGTAGGCGGAGGATACCGTACGGAACAGTTCATCGCCCGTCATCCGCGGCTCGTTTCTGGTGTTCCAGAGGATCGCTAGTTCCTCAGTGATGTCCTTCGGAACACCCTTCCCGGCCAGGTATCCCGCGAGGCGAGTCAACTCAACGTTGCGAGAGCCTTCCTTTGAACCGCGAAGAATCTCGCTAATCAGCCGGTCCTCGGATACGGCGGCAACAGCCCCTTTCGGGCTCTCGGGCGACCTTTCCGGCAATCTTTCGGGGGTCGTCTTTTCGACCTTACCGTTCCCGGGATGATTACCCCCGAGGTGATCATCCCCATTACGCCCCGGAAAGATGATTCGGCGCAGCTCGTCGGTCAGCTCTCCCGGTTCGCCACACAATTGCCAACTGTACGGAACAACGCAATCGTCGACCCCGGACGGATCGATCTCGGAAGGGGGGCAGACCACGTAGTTACCGTCACCCCGAATATCGATTCCCGGCAGGACGTTAACCCTGCCGGGAACACGATCACAATCAGTGGGGTAGAGATACCAGAAGTGGCGGCCATCGTGCGCGGTAACGGCAACACGATCCGTGTGTGCCGCGGCGGTAACGATGGAAAAGTCTCCACCGTGCCTCGGATCGACATCCACCACAATGATTCCGGAGATCTGACCCGTGACGACCGCAACTCCGGCATCAGGCCACATCTTCCACCACGCGCGAATCTCGTCTTCAGTAGCTCTACGTTCCTGCAGGGCTTTCCACGACGCCAGGTACGGGCGCTTGTTGCGCCTGACAGGCATTATGCTCCGGCCCTCACGAAACAGGCGGAGCGCCTCTTCCAACCGCTCGTTCACCGGGCACCCGCCTTCTTCGCTAGACTGGAGGTCGAACGGGCATGATTCCGCCAAAGAACTCGTACCCTGCCTTCTCCTTCATGCCAGGGAACCCCAGCGGAATGATTCGACTCATCGGGGGGCGTTTCTGATCTGCCTCACATACTTCATTGAGCTGAAGAACGATGCGTTCGCTGTCTACAGCGTCAACGATCTTATTCAGCAGGTCGAGACCGAAAAAGACCCTGGCGTTCCCGACAACCGGACTGGCGGAACAGTAATCCTCAATATCCCCACGGCTAGCTCCGATGGATGTGCAGGAAACGATACCGTCCGAGGCGCACAACCCAACAACCTTCGGGAGTTTGTTGTGGTAGAGCGCAGCCATCCTCTTGATGCAGTGCTTGAGCTCTTCACGACTTACTACCGCCTCGCACTGGTACTCCTGCGGCACAAAGTCCAACACCTGGGTAGGATAGGTGCCGCTAAGGAGGCTGGTTGCAATCTTTATGCTGCCGATCTCGGCAACCAACGAATTAGCACTCGCCGCAAAGGACGCGGTGCCGTCGAACTGCTGGCTAGATTGCGCGATCAGCTTCGCGGCGAGTTTCGGGATCGTAACTCCGGTATGTTCTCCTTCCACCTTAACCTCTTCGCGGTACACAGACAGGAGTATTCCGTTACACGAGATGGCGATCAGATCAGTTCCATCATAATGCAAATGAATGCCGGCAAGCACTGGACGAATGTCATCCGTCGCGAATGCTGCTTTGCCAAACACCCGACAGGCGCTAACGGCAGGAAGCATAAAGGAGAATGCCGGATTCATCTTCGGTTGATCGGGGAACTGGTCCATACCGATTCCGTACAGTTTCGTGCGACTCTTGTTCCACGAAACGACTACATGGTTACTCTCGCCAGCGGTTAGCTGGAGCTGAGTATCGCCCGGCAGCGTAGCGATGATCTTACTCAGAACCGCGCCGGGGATGGCGCAACCACCTTGTTTGGAAACTTGTACGGCATCCGTCCGGCTGGTCACCCACAACTCCATGTTGGTAGACACGAGTTTCAACTGCGACCCGTCTGTCGAGATCCCAATATGGCCGGTAACTACGTCGGATCTGCCATCAAGAACGTCCTGATGCGGCTTCAATACGCCGGTGAGGTCTTTTACGGCTATCGTAACTTGCATTCTTCCTCCAGCAGGTGAACATCCAGAAACACGAGTTGTTCAGCAGCGCTGGCTCGTCGAGCATGTCCGCACCGACGAACATAAACCGGGTCGTAGGCGGAAGAAAGGAATGCCTTCGCGCGCTGCACCGCTTTGTGTTTTTCAGATTGGCGCGGGATCAAAGCCAGCAGTTCCGCGATAAGCTCTCGGGTTTTAACTATTGGCGGCAAGGCGATCTCCTTACATGAGTCATCGCTGCTGACAGAGTAGTATTTCACTCCCGCCTGCGACCGCATCCTGCGGATCCGGCCCATTACGGTAGATACGGGAAGCCCCAACTCACGCGCAATCTCGGTTTGGTTCTTCCCGCGCAGCATCTCTGTTAGGATGGCTCGGTGCGATGGAGGCAGCAGCTCGACGAGGGACTCCGTCACCAGGGAGTCACTGACATCTTCCTCATCTACAGACCAGGAATCATCGTTCTCGCATAGCTCTGACAGGTTGGACGGATCGACGGCAACCTCACGGCTGTTGGCACGGTCGTGGATAAAACGCTTCAGGGCGAAGCGCATTGTGATGACGGCATACGCTGGGAAAGGAACCCCGCGCGTCGGGTCGAACTTTTGGGCGGCCAGCATCAGGGCGTCATAGGCGATCTCCTTCAGGTCGTCCAGCAGGTCTTCCTTGTAGCGTTGGCCGTAGAGACGGTTCGCTACTGTTTTCACATTTCTACAGGCAAACTGGTCGGCGAGTGAAATGTTCTCCTCGACGATCTTCGCCTGCGCATCTGTTAGCGGTTCCTGTAACACGGGATTCCTCCAGGTTTCTACTCCAATCTGCGTAGCGCATTGAGGAGGCTCTTGCCCTGGATCCGAATCCGACCGCCAAGTTTCGACGCTTTCACGATGGGCGGCCTGCCGTTTCGTGAGTGGATCCATTTGTAGAGGCAGGCAACAGTAACCCCCAGCAGGTCAGCAGCCTGCTGGGTAGTGTACCATTCTTCAGGGTCGATTCTATTCAGTTTCACCTAGAATCTCCTGGCCGACGAGCAGTTCCGCACCCGCCCCGTCAGCTCCAATGATGGTGTCAATCAGGGAACGTTTCCGTTCTACGATCCTAACCACACGTTCGTCGATGGTGCCCTCGGCCACCATCAGCCAGGCGATGCAGGGGGAACGCTGACCTTCCCGAGCCATCCTACCTGCGGCCTGGTCGTTCCCTGCGGGATTCCAGTCCGACTCCACCAGCAAAGCGTTGCTGGATGCGTACTGAAGTCCGTCCAGGCCCGCCTGAGCGCCTCTCAGGGAAAGCACGATCAACCGACAGTCCGGATCGTCAACGAAGCGTTGAATGTTCTCCCAACGTTGCTCCTGGGGATCCCCCCCGAACACCTTGGCGGACTGCGGGAAGGCTGCATGTAGAGCGCGTTGGAGTTCTCTGTGGTGCGCGAAGAGAATGAGTTTCTCTCCACTCTCCAGGAAGTTACCAACCCACTCCCGTGCCGGCTTGATCTTCCCTCTGGCTACCAACCCCCGCAGGCGAGACATGTGAGCCATATACTCACGGGCGACTGCGCCGCCGCCGCCATCCATCCCGGCTTTCGAACTGTCCAGAATATATCTATTCGTACCAAGCCAATCCCGAAACTCACGTTCCGCGGCAAGGTACTCGGTCATGTTGTCGAGGATCACCGGCACTCTCGCCCACGTCACTGACGGCATGTCGGCAGACACCTCGGCCCGAGTGCGACGCACCATGAAGGATGCTACGCGGGCGCGCAGGTCGTCGTGGTTGGCACTCGTCTCACAGTAGGCATCGAGGTACTCCCGCATGGAACACCAGGTCCGCCGCAGGATGACAAGCTGCGACCACAGCTCTAAAGGCCGATTAATGACGGGAGTACCGGTCACTCCAATGACGTGGTCTACCGTGTCAGACAAGCGCACGCACGCGCGCGCCCTTCTGGCGGCAAAGTTCTTCGCCAGGTGCAACTCGTCGAAGACCGCGGCATTCGGCTTCACGTCACAGAGCAGCGAGAGGTTGTCCGCTAACACGTCGTAGTTGACGACGATCAGGTCCGCCTTCGGAATCGACGCGTTCCGTCTGCCGGAGACTATCGTGACAGAGCGGTGTGGGAGCCACCGTTCCACCTGTCTTTGCCAGCCGATTTTGATGCTGGCAGGACAGACAACAACTGCGGGGTACGCATCGAGAGTTTCGAGCACTGAAAGTGACTCTAATGTCTTGCCGCAGTTGTGGACCACAATTCCGTTAGCAACGAAGTTGCGGTACGGATCCTCCATAACAAGGTCGTACGTGTCCGTTATGCCGTCTGAGCGGACAGATACTACTCTGTCTTTTCTGGGCACGGAGATAATCTCTCCGTAGATTGGACAGACTGGTTCTCCGTCCGTCAGCACCTGAGCACCAACGCACAGATCACCTGCTGCGATCCAACCATCTTCCGTGGCTACCAAATGGTCAGGCGTCAACCTGATCGACTTGCCAGATTCCAGAGTCAGCAGAACGACTCGCTTTTCGCCACTCTCAACGGCGGCGACTACCGTGTTCAAGCGAAGGGTGCCATCATCACGCAGCGACTTCACGAACGTTGGTATATCCTCTCGCCACTTTCGCAGCGAGAGGCCATTAACTCCCTCATAAAGCTCTCTAACAGTCATCTTCCTGGTGATTCCGGCACGATTAATTGAGACAAGCATATCTCCGCTAACGCAACCTATCTCGTCCGCAAGCAGCACTCCTCCTTCCCGAAGTATCCGCAGCATCTCTATCACGCCACTAGTTTGGAACGGGCGCAGAACGGGGCGGATCACCTCGGCAGGCAGCACAGGTTTCGGGTGGCGGATCTCCTCAATCGCCTGGACCGCAGTGGGGGAGAGGGTAAAGCCGTGTTCCCGGCACGTTTCGTGGAAGCGGAATGTTTCCCTCTCCGGAAGGATACCGACCACTGCACACAAATCGTGGTCGTAGCGAGGACTGATAAGGAGTGGTTGGAAGATGTCGCGGTAGCGCAGGTAGTCTCGTTCCAGGTAAGGAAGACCGACGTGGAACTCGTGACCGTCGAAGGTTACGTGTTTGTCTGGTGGGCGCTTAGGCACACAAAATCACCTCCTACCAAAACCAGGGGCAGCGGAACCGTTTTGTCATACAAACCTCCGTCTGGATACTCCCCCTTTTAAGGGGGAGAGGGAAGACGGGGCTTGCCGCTGGCTTGCATCTTTCCGTTGGATGCGTTATAATTCTCTTACACGGTGAGTCCTGCACACAAGTCCGTGCTTGCGGTTGTAGTTAACCAACCCAATGTACCTCCGTCCCTCTCTGAGGCGG